GCGAGACTTATCAATCAAAGGATAAGTAACGCCATCTAATAGGAGCCATGCGCTGTCTAAATTGGCTAATCTTCCCAATGTTATATCTGGAGTGGGCACGAAAGTTGCAGGACCACACACGACATATTGCTGCCCAACGGTAAGAGGGATATTGACCTCTTTTGCGATAGTCAGCATTAATCCTGTTCCCGCATAGGAGTCCAATAATTGATTTAGGATATCAAGACCAAGACTAAAGTCATCATCGACCAGATTATTTCTCGGGCTACTTGGATTGATAAGTCTATAGCTTTGATTGATGAACTGGAGAACTGTCGGCATTATTAACCGCCTTTCTTTTTTGGCTTATCTTTTAATGCTGCCAATTCTTTCGTTGCGAACCAAATTCCAGAACTTATAACGCTTTCAAATTCTTTCCAGGATTCAACGAGTTTTTGTTTATTATCTATTCCATAAACAAATGCTCTAAAGCCTTCTTTAGCTATTACTCTGCCGCAATAAATAACGGTTTCACCTACCATAGAATCTCCCTATTAAGGCGAAAGGGCACCCCATGAAAGAGTGCCCAGACTCCTAATATTACGACATGATTCGAACGGCGAATTCCGGATTGATTGCAACACCGCAAATGATGTCGATTCGATCGAGCTGTTCATAGTTGCGGATATCAGCACCCAAAGAGTAGGTCATCGCTAACTTGTAAAGGTCAGAGTAACGAGTAACCGCCTCAACGCCACCTTTCAATTCTTTGATTGGAGGAGCTGCAAACACAATTGCTTGTGTATGGTAAGCGATAGAAACGTTATGACTTTGAGCCATGTAAAGCTGCGCACCGTTAGGAATTGGAGCAGAAATATTTTGACGAGCGCCACTAGTAATAATCGTCGGGCTTACTGAAATGGTTGCGTTCCCACCACCATCGGATGGAGTTAAAGCGGTTACTACGAATTGCGCTGTTTGAACTAATGGTTCATAGGTTAACGGATTAATCATGAACACATTAGCAGCAGGGGCAACGGTGATGATGTCACCAATGTTAAACGCAGCCGCTTGACCAGCAATAAGTCCTGTAACAACGATTGTGTTACCAGCTGTGATTGGGCCATTAGTAACGGTACCAGCCAATTGATAACCTGCTGGAGCGCCTGCGCCCGCTTCTCCAGTACCAGCAACTTGACGGGTCAAGAAGTTGGTTTTGAAGAAGTCGAACCCTGATAAATGGCCGATGAAACCATCAATCAATGCACCCGTATTAACGGTGTTATTGAACACTGAGTACAAGTCATTAGATAGGTTAGCTGCAGTTCTTGGGGAAACAGCGCCATAACGCTTGCCATCTTCTGGGATGGCTAATTCTGTCATGTACGCATCAGCTGTCAAAATCGTGTTGAAATCGACAGGAACGCCAGGGGTTCCGACTGCTTGATATGTTTGTAATTGGAAATTGTCAGACGCAATGAATTTCTCAACTAAGTTAGCCAGCCTTTTAGCTCTGGGGGCGTTAGCCATTTCTAAGTATGGTTCGTCACGAGCGCGGTCAAACGTTAATTCGAAGCCGGTGTATTCGATCATGGTACGGAATTGCTTACTAATGGTAAGCGGGCGAATTACCTGAACGCGAGCTTCGGAAGTTGCGGTTGCGCCTTCACCAGCAAGATATCTTTCTTCTAAGCGATAATCGATTGTTTGCCCGGTTGCGAATTTCAGATTTTTGAAATCGCCTTCTATATTACGGTTTGCTGTACGAGCAAATGCTAAAGAGTTCCAGAACCTAATGTATACGTCGTCTAACACATACTGTGTTTCTTGAAAAAGATTGGCCATTTTAATGACTCCGGGACAAATGTTGATAAAAGTCCAAAATTGGACCGCTATTTCTATTTGCCCGACGGTAGACAATAAAATTACACGTCTTTTTAGTTGCTTAGATGACGGATTCTAAGGCTTGAGATACTCATCAATTTATATATTAAGCCAGAAACTATGTTTTGCCAAGTGTCAATAAAAAGTTAACGGAACAAACCGAATTCCGTTAACTTTAAACCGAATTCGGTTATCGGTGCCTGCGTTGTTTTTGAAGTGCTAGTCTCTTGGCTGCATCTTTGGCAATCAACTCCTCAAGGGATGGCTGCTTGCTCGATTTGTGAGGAATCGCTAAATCTTCCTGCGTTCTGCCAATGGGCTTAGGGGTCTTGCTAGCCGGTTTACCTTTTTTCATTCTTTCTTCCAATTTTCCCATTTCGGCTATTTGCGTATAAGGGTCACGAATTTGTGAGATTCTTTCTAATTCTTTAGGCTCTCGTTTAGCAGCGGCGTAAAGAAATGCCGCGGGATCGCTTACTCCTCGTAGAGCCATCGTCATTGCATCGGTGACAGGATGGTGAGCAACCACCTGAGTGAAGTCTTGGAACTTACCCATCCCTTGGCGGAACTTGTCTTCAAAGGCTGCCTGCTCTTGCTGCTCTCTTTGTTGATGAGCTTGCTGGGTTTGGCGCTGGCCCATGCGAGACACGGTTTGCTCTACAAATTGCTCAAGCTGTTGCTGCCAGCTCTCATTTGATTCGGCGTTATATTCGAATCCCTGAGATGTAGCCTGCTGAACCTGCTGTTGGGTAGGCTGAGTCTGCTGCCCATTATTGCGCTCAGCTCTGGCTAGTCTATCTCTGACCGCATGATTGATTCGCTCGTTTAGTTCATCTTCAGTATAGGTACGAGGGGACGCTTTCTCGTTGCCATAATCGTCTATCTCTGCGGGTTTTGCGGGTTTTGCGGATTCTGCGGGTTCTTCTGGCTCGTCAGTAACGGCATACTCATTAGATGTTTCGCGTGGAACCTCTGGCTCATCGGGCGATTCCAGCTCCGCTGATATATCAGGCTCATACTCTGGCGTTTGCGGATGGGAAGCCCTATTCTTGGCTCCCTCGCCCATTAAAATATCATCAATACTCGTTGTCGACATAAAGCCCCCTATTGTTGCCTGGTTTTATTTTGAGTCGTTTTTTCATGCTTTGTATGCGATGCAATCAAAAGTTTCGTAATGTTGTCAGCATGTGAGATTGCATTATCGCTATGGGTTCTATCCAATTCTGCCATATATCTAAGCTTCTGCTCTTCTAGTTGCGCTGCAACCTCTAACTGTTGCATTTGCAACTTCATTTGTTCCATTTCCATTTTTGATTGCATCTCTTGCATCTTCATTTGCAATTCTTGCTTCTTGATTTGAATCTGTTCCATCTTGAATTGAGCCTCAGCCATGGCTGCCTGCTCTTCTGGATCTGGCTTTTTATTTTGCTCCGCCGGCTTCCCTGTCTTGCCTGCTTCTATTATTTCTGGAGGCACGATAGTCTTGAGACGATTCTTTATTTCAACTGTATTAACCAGCGGTAAGTTTTCAGCATACAAATCAGCGAATAGATTGAGCAAATCAGGATTAGCTTGAAGCACCATATTAAGGCTTTCCAATGCTTGGGCTTTTTGGCCTTCATAGCTCGGGCCTGCTTGCAATCTAACCTCAAAAGAGCCCTTTTTCAGGTCATTTTTAATGTGAGCGCCATATTCATCGGCTTGCTGGTTAACTGTAATATTTTGACGGCCAGCATCTGGCATCATGACATTCATAACGCGTTCAGAGTCGTAAACCCTAGGAATCATTTGATTGATTATCTTGCCAGCTGCAGTGATTGCCATATTGATAGAATTGAATGCGACGTAGGTTGAATACGAACCTTGGCGTGTTCTTGCATCAATTGCCGCGCCAGATATCTCATTGCCTTCCTGTCCCATTCTGGAGGGATACAATCCGGTTGATGTGTACATATCTTCTATTGCACGCTGATACTGATGCATCAAGCTTTGCGATAGCTCTGGCGGTCGTATTTGCTCTGGCTTAGCTCCTGATGGAGACTCATCATAAGCCAGCATGCCTTTCACATTCTCTGGATCGCGCCAAGCAGCCTGAGTATCAAGAGACTGCACATTCTTCTTGCTACCGATAAATTGGTCATAACGACTAATCTTAATAAGATATGCCGATTGAGTTCCAAGGTAGTTTAGGTATCGCTGAGCATCGACAGCATCAATGATAAACGGACGACAGACTTGCTTGCCATTTTTATCATAGAAGCTATTTTGATCCATGAAGATTACGGGTAAATCTTCGGCTGGAAATTCGCTTTTCTCTAATACGTATTCGCCAGCCATTTTGTAATGCATTATTTTTGAGCGCTTAGATGGGCGAGAGTCTTCGATTCTAACTGGCTCTCCTTCGTAGTAAAGCGTCATTATTTCCGAATCGAATTCCTGTTCCTCTTCTATTAGATTATCTTCTTCAAGATTTGGAATTCCTGACTGCATAGCAAAGTCTTGCATCATCTCGGCTTGCTCTTGACGCTGCATTCGTGCCATTTCCATGGAGTTCTCTATTAATTCATCCATCTCCAGTTGATTGACAGTCATGCCGTTGGACAGCTTGTAAAGCATGTCCTTTTCATACGTTCTAACATAATCGTCAATTATGGTGATTGATGTATCATCGGCCCAGCAGAATGGATTCTCTGTTGTGTCCGGCTGAACTGACAATGCTATTTCTTCTTGCGTTTGAGTAATACCAGAATCTTTATATATCTTCTCTTCTATATCTTTACCATAAAGGCTTTTAAACTTTCTGCGTGTCATGCGAGAAATGTACCCGCAATGCATGCCATCGGTTTTATCGGGTAGTTCTGCCCCAAAATCCCAATAACATCTCGTGGCATCTTTTATTGAGCGATGAACAATATCTTGCTCGAATGACTTATCATGCGTGTAATCAGTATCGATAATGAATGCACCAAAGCCACCAACCATTGCTTGTTTAGCTGCCGATTGATAAACAGCCTTTGCGTCACCTGAGAGAGTTAAATCTTTTATAATTGATTGTCGTATCTCTGCGGTTTGCTCGTCGCAATCTGATAATGGGATAATTTCTAGTTGTGGCGTGTTCTGTTGCTGCTCACCAAGAAGAGTGTTGATTAGCGTGGCAAGCTTATTAAACTGCATGGGAACTTTATTTAGCGTCTTTACCAGCATGTCTTCTTCTTCGTCGCTCCATTGGCGACCCAAGACAAACTGCATCATTTGATGATATTGGTCTATGTTATATTTAAAGTGCTCTCGCCATTTCTCAATACGGATTCTAGCGTTTCGTGTTTTTTTGTCTGCTTTTTTAGCCATGATTTGACGTCCTTAAATAAACATTCCCGCCGATTTTTTGCTAATAAAATTGGCTGAGTAGCCGCCCTGTGTCAAGTAATCACCGCAATAGAAGGTTAATGAGAGAGCGTCAGCACAGTCTGGCGATTTCATGCCACGCTTACGTAATTCTTGTTTTGATTCGATTTGAAGACGACCAGAGCTGTCGAATTTATAACCGAGTGATGTTAAATCGCCAAGCAACTCATCGCTATCAGGCAGTTCAACCATAGCTTCTTGGCACAACCATTCTCGCATATCATGCCAAAGCTCGGCGCGAAGGTTTTTGAATTTGTCTTTGTCATTTGCTGAGCGCGCAACATTAACGCCTTCAACACAATCGTAACCGACTTCGAGCAGCCTATCCACGATTCCGGCCCCCACGCCTATACAATCAATATAGACTTTGGAAGGCCGTTCTTTGTCGATAATTCGTCTGATTAATCCAACGAGCTCCATGGTGTTGTGGTTGTAATGCGTTTCAAGCTTATAAACCAATCGTCCCTTGCGTCTAATTACAGCCGTGGCGTCGTGGTCAGTAATGGCTGGATCTACGCCTATCACCAACGGGGACGATGAATCAACTCTTCCTTTGCGAGCTCTTGTAACTAATGCTGCCTTAATAAATCTATCTGCAACGGGGTTTCTAAATGCATCCAAGGCCGTCATTGGATACTCTACGTTAAACAACTCTTTGCTTGTTTCGTAGTCATTGCTGAACTCTAAGAGTTTACGGCGGCGCCAATACAGATGTTCGATTGTTAAGCCGTCATTTTTGTGCTCATCCATTAGCGCCGATTCTTCATCGGTTAGCGACGTTGTCTCGCCCTCTCGTAATCCCGAAGTATATTCTGGTTGCCAATACCAGGGAATAAATATGGCCTGAAAATCTGATTGGCCCGATGTTGCTGCCATCCACATATTATAGAAATAGTTGCCAATTCCGTTTGCGGTGGATTCCATTATTATTTCTGTTCCATTCTCATTGGAAACAGCCTGAAGGATGCCCTTTGCATGCTCTTCGGCATGAGGATAATAAGCTGCCTCGGAGGCATGCATAAGCTGAATTGTTTGGCTTCTTCCCACGGCTTTATTACCTGCAGTACCAACAGAATAGCCACTATCAAGAGAGTGGAAATTAAGCTCTTTAGCGTTAGATGCATCAGACTTTGGAGCGAGTCCCTCGGGAAGTGATTCATAATAGCGTTTGGTCATATCAAAAAGATTTTTAGTTGCCTCAGCTTCGTGCGTGAGGATGAAAGCTTTTTTGCCCTTAGATGTTATGACCTTATGAAAATAGCGAGCCTGGACGTAGGTAGAGCACCCTTGCTGCCGCCCTTTCAAAATCAGGGCCCTTACCTTTCCGGTAGCTTCTAATTGGGCCTCTAATCTTTTATGAAGATAATCTTGTGCTCTATTTAATTCAAACTTATCAACGCGACCAGACTTGGTGCGAATATTTAAGAAGTGCTTGGCGAAAAGGGGCAATGAACTGAGCACGGCTACAAGCTTTTCATTGCTCATAAGTTAGCCTTTCTTTGCTTTAAGTTCGCTTATTTCGCCCATTAGGAACTCGATGACGGAATCAGATTTTTTATCTTCTGGGTCTTTTTCACGCCATTTACCGCGTGTTTTCAATATAAAAATCTGAGCGCCCAAATCATCCTGATAAACGGCCTTGGCAAATAGCTTATTAGCAACGAGATGTATCATCTCGGCCACGCCGTTTTCTATTTCGTACTTATAATATTTTACAAGACTGTCAACGGAGAGATCTAATTTTCTAGCGATATGTTCCTGCCCAATTCCATAGGCAACGAATTCACGAACTAATTGTTTAGAATCTTCCGTTGGTTTATGAGGAATTGGGCCCGGTTTTGTCATTTTTAGATCCGATAGTTATGGGCCTTTTTGCTCATTTCTATGCTCGCCTTCCATACCGCCACCAGCTGGACCTGGTTCGCAATATTTAGGCTGCATGCGTTGTTGTTCAGCCACTAATTTTCCGTACATTGACTTGACGCCATTGTAATGAGAGTCAGCGCCTTTATCTTCAGAATAATCTTTAACATCGCTAGGTGATTGACTCATGTTGAGCTCCTTGAATGGATGACTTAATTCAGTTGAGGATATCATCAATTGAGCCATAACGAAATGTCAACCCCGTTTTTACGCATTTATTTGGTACTAATTTGGTACTAGATTTTAATAAATTAGTAATTCGCTACGCCTGATCAGTTGACAGTACATCAAGGATGGATTAATATAGCTTCATCAGTAGCAAATAAGGAAACGGACATGAACAAAAAACCTGCAAACCACGCATACAAAAACGTAATGACTAGCGAAATACAGGAAATTATAGACTGGATTTTCCATTACCAAGAAGAACTAGATACTGATTTTGAAACAGCTAGGGATTATTTTAAGCTTTTAATCACAAAAAACGTATTAGTAAAAGTATAAGGACAAATAATAATGAGCACATCAACAACGATTAGACTAGATGACGTCAACGGAAAAGCGTCGCTTGTTTTAGAAATTAACAGAGATGACGAAGGAAAGTTAAATATAAAAATGGAGGGAGAAGATCTAGATGGTGATTATGATTTAAATATAGATATATCCGAATCCGACCGTCGTTCTCTCGCTTCGATGTTTGGGCAACTTGAAAGCTTTTTGATTAGGTCATAGATACAATAAGGAAACGGACATGTTATACACGAATTACTATGATTTTGATTTCGATATTGATGAGTACCACGATGATATTGAGGAGCGTCAATACGAGGAAGAATTAGATAATAAGTCACGAGCTAACGATATGAGAGAGGAAATATTTTAATGGAAGAGGATAATCAAAAGGTTGAAGATTATGTTATTGCTCGAGGAGAAAATGTCCAAGAACTTTCAAGCAAGGTTATTTCTTTATTGGAAGAAGGATTTATTTTGTATGGATTTCCTTACATGAGTCGTCAAGGGTACCATTACCAGCCAATGATTAAATATCAGGATTAACATGGACATCCCCAAAGAGATACTAGACATCCAAAAGGTTACAAAAATAGCTACCTATATAATTAATCAGTCATTGGAGGAACTATCTAAACAGCTAAACCCTCTCGAAATATTTTCGGCTCTGGAGGTTATTGGCACTCAGTTGCTGGCTTCCTCTATCGTTGGTGCTTCCGTTATGACAATTGACGCACCCGCGGATTTCGAATTAATTTTAATTAAAAAGCAACAAAAAATAATAAAAGAACTCTTAGCTGAATTAAAGAAATCGGGAAAACTTTATGCAAATAAATCTAATTAAACGATTAAAATATGGGAAGGCTTATTATTTCCCCGATTGCGCGAAGTCAGAAATTATATGTAAATTAATGAATAGAACCTGTATACCCAAGAATAGCTTCCTTGATATAACTCTCTTAGGTTTTAACATTATGGTTTCAAATATTGATGGGAAAAACAGCGAGTACTATTCCACCGAAGGTCAATGCTTTATAGGGAACATTGAATTTGTAAATACTGAGGAAAAGCATGAAGCCCCATCAGATAACCAAATATCAGAATAGGCGTCTCTACAGTCATGATATTGGCCGATACATTAATATGAAGGAAGTTTATAATCTAATAAAGCGCGGTGAGGTTATCGAGGTGACAGAAAGGGAACCCGGAAAAGTAATTACAAAAGACATTTTATATGAAATCTTAATAGATAAGATGAAAAAGCATTATTTAACTAAAAGTTATGACAATATCGTTAAAACTATACAGGCTTGCTAATTATTTAGTTAGCCCCTCAATCGCTTTTTCGAACGTCTTTGGCGGTAGGTGCATCTCATTATCGACGATAGTATCTATCGCCTCCTCTACTGGG